CAAGCTCGGCTGCGGTATATGTTTCGCGATAGCCATTGATGGAAGCCCATTTTTGAGCCTTTTCATCAAGATCAATTTGATTGCCGTTCGCGTCGGTGACAATACGGCTGGCGCGTTTATGAGCAAGAACGGCCTCGTCCGCCACGTCTTGCGCTTTCTGAAGATCGGCTTCAATGCGCTTTAGCTTTTCCTCAATCAAAGGGTCGGCTACTGTCTTCTTTTCAATTTCTGCCAGTCTTGCGTCGTTTGTGCTTTTGAATTCCTCAAAAGCGCGATTGACCTGTTCGATAGCGTCAACCGCCTGGTTCATTTCTTCAGCCATTTCTAAAAGTATCCTGTAATAAATTGAGTTTTGTCAGCACGGCGCTCAAGGCGTCGGCCTGTTTTTGCTCATCATCTACAACAGCATCCCGCTGGCAGTCGATAGCTTTGAAACCGTGCAACGTTAGTGCAGCGGCTTGCTTTCGCGAGTATCCTGCATCCCGCAGGAACACCTCGAATTCTCTTTCAGTTTTAATCGTTTTCACGTCTGTCACCATCGCCTCCGGCAACATCGGGAAGGTCACTAGGCTAATCTCGAAAAGATCGACTTCTAAAAGTTTACGGACTCGACCGTCCGCCTCTTCCGTCGCCTCAACTGTTCGATAGCCGATTGACATGCTATCTAAAGCGCCCGCTTTCAGCAGCGCCTGGGCTTCTGCGCCCTTTTGGACTTCTTTTAAAACTCGGCCCCTGACTTTCAAGCCACGTTCATCTTCTTTAATCTCATCCCAAACGCCAATAGGCTGCGATTGATCGTGCTGCCATAGCATTTTTACCTTTCGGCCCCCTGATAGGCTTTTTAAAAAAGCGCCACGCTGGACGATATCAAAACCTTGATCGACAACACCAAAAACGGAAGCATATCCCTCAAAAACGCCGTCGTGATCCGGTTCGCGTTTTAACTCAAATTGTGCTGTCTGGTACTGGATCGTCATTTGTCGCCCTTTTAACAATTTCTCGTTGCTTACCACAAACAACTTGACGTGTGAATTATTTTATGAATTCGGCTATGCCAAGACATGACCAAGCGTGCATCTGCAATTCACAACCATCCCCACGCTGGCGTTAGGATCGCCTGGATAAAGCAAAAACTCATCAACGCCATTTTCATTTGTCACTTTGAATTTCTGGTCTTGCTCGACCACCTGGCCATTTGCTTTTCGGTGTCCTGGCCTTGTGCGGTCGTCGTTGGCCGAAATCCATTCTTTTTTCAAATCAAGCGCAGTTTCTTTCGCCGCCTCGTTCGCGCCAGCATTTGCCGCCCCGTGGAGTTCTGTTCTAGCGATTATTTTGGCCCTTGTTTTAGAGATTAAAGCGCTTGCTTTTAGAATCTCATCAATAGCGGTATCTATTGACTTTCCGTCTCGAATTGCCATTGTCAGCGCTGAAATTATCCTCTCACGTGTTGTTTTTGATATGGAAGAAATTCGCTGTCTAACTGATTCTTGTCTTAAGTATTCAATCGCTTTATCTCTGTAAAATGTCGTGGTGTTCAATTTAGCATCGAGAATCAAACCAGCCGCTTTTCCTTGGTTTAAAATTCTATCACCGAAAACCCTCATTGAAATTTCAACTAAATCCGCTTCGATTTTCGTTAAGGCTTCTAAGTGGTCAAATAATAAAGATGAAAATTCGCCGGTGATCTTGTAAAAAGTCAATACTCTAATTGTCTCAGCTTGGAATTCCTTTGCAAAGCGTCTTTGGAATTGACGTTCCAGCAATGACATTAAGCGTATTTGACGTCGGCGCTCCCTATCAGGACTCTGGTCAAGAAATCGTCTCATAGCCCGCCACTAGCCTAAGTGCTTTCCCGTCTATCTCGTTTAGTGTTCCTTCGAAGCCGTCAGCTGGGTTGATCATATTCGCCACTTGAGTGCGTGTGAGTGTTGGAATAGCAACAAGCAACATCTCCACCGCCGAATCCGCAGGGAGCAAGCCGTCCGAAACGGCCTGTAGAACAGCCTGGAGACTGGCCATTTGTGCGCCGTCTAAAGCCTGTCGCTGCACGTCAACACCGGCTGAAAAAGCCACACTTAGATCGCTTTCATCCGTCTGCCCGCCAAGGTTGAGCGGCGCGCTAGCGTCTTCCAGCCCTATAAGACCCGATCCAACTAGCAGAACGTCGCCGCCTTCGATCTCTGGATATCCCTTGAGGTCTCGCTTTTCGTTCACTGTCAGGTCTGTAGAAGCGTCGGCCATTTGCCAAAGAGTTTGACGCTTTTCAACGATGGCTGGAATTTGATCCAAATCAGGGACAAGTTTAACGCCCATCGGTTCGGCCAACCATACGTTCAAGTCTGCCGATATTAAATCAAGCAACGGCAAAACTGTATCTTCCCAGAAAGACAACCGCGCCTCTGAATAATTCGCGTAAGTATTATCGCCGGGAACGCCGATAAGTTGCGGCGGCACGCCGAAAGCCAAAGCAACATCACGAGCCGCACTGAATTTTGTTTCGATGATTCCCATGTCCGTCGGTGAAAGGCCCATCTGTTTCCAATCTAGCCCACCTTCTAGGAGCATCGGCCTTCCGGCGTTCTCGCTGCCGCTGTACTGTTCTTCAATTTGAGCTTTCAGCCTAGCGAATGCCTCGTCCGACAATGATGTGTCCGCGCCGACTGTCAACGCGCCGGATGGTCTGGCGCTGTTCTGCATAAGCGACTGCATCCAGGCCATAGATTCGTTGCTTTGATCAATCGCAAACGAGCCAGCTTCAACAGGGCTTTGGCCGTACCAATCATCAAGCGGGTTGAACGCTTTCATGTGCCATATGTCGTTGTCTTCTGAATTAAAAGTGATTTTAGCGTTGGTCGGTCCGGTGTAAACGTAGGCGCTGGGCGACCCTGTCTTACTGGGGATAATGCTCATTCGATCTGGGCGAAGTTGATAAAGTTCACGCGGTTGACCGCCGACCTCTACACGTTCAGTGTAGGCATTCCCCGCTAATAGGAAAAAAGAAACTAATTCTCGAAAATACTCTTTGCCCGATTGTTGAGGGTTAGGGCGATCCAGCAGCGCAAGAATAGGATGCTCGCTTAGTGTCGTGTCACCGCGCTGGACATTCCAGCCAACCGACGCGACCGCGTCTGCGATTCTATTGACACACTGGTATGCGGTCACGTTCATCTGATAAGCTTCACGACTGAAAGCTTTATAATCACGCGGCGACCAATGCGGCTGACCTGCTGATAAAACTAAAGTCTGACCTATTTGGCTGGCCTTGGTTTGATCGGCAATTGATTTTTGACCCCAAAACCTTAGAAACTTCATATGGCGGCCCTTTCTGTTTAAGGGTTTATATCACGAAAATGGCCAAGTCTTCAATGATCATGATTTTTTTGAAAATTAAACCTATAAAGATCGAACCGACGGAACGCCACGCGCTTGGATTAGCGGTTGGAGAGCATAGCGGAGGCTGTCCATATAATGGTTGTTTGCATCAACGATTTTGGGCAAAATGTCGCCGCTCAATTTATCAATGGCATAGCTGTACAGGCGGAATTCTCGTGCGGTTCCGGTACATCTTGGATGGATGATAATTTCGTCAAAAGATTTCATGAAAGAAACGCCGTCTTCAATCGACCCTGGCCATTTTTTGACAGACTGAATTTTAGGCAGGCCAAAACGTTTGAGAAAACTAATTGATTCCGGTCTGGCGCTGTCAGCCCTGGCGGCGTAGGTTTCAAATTTTGGGATTCTCTCTAGAAAATATGTCGTGGTTGAATCTAATTCTAATTCTTTAGCACCAGCCTCATATTCAATAAATAAATTGCTATCAAAAATCCAACATCTGATTGCCGTTGTCGGATCTTGTGCAAAACCAAAGTCAACACCTTGGTATGGGCCATTCCAATGGTCGCCAGGGCTGAAGTCTTTTATGACAAATTTGTTTTTAAATACTTGTGCATCGGTATAGGCTAAGAATTTACCTTCCCAGATGTGTTCATAAATATCTGGACGGTTTTTCTTGTCGGCCAATCTTTCAGCCTCAAGAACCTTTGGGAAAAAAGGGTTGTCGTTCCAGTTGATATCTGTGATTATCGTGTTTTCGTCTGGCGTTTCTATGAAGCGCTTATGCGTGGCGCTGTCAGGTGTTTCTGGATTATAGCTTACCCAGTTTTCGGAGTTGTCTTCCCTGATTGTTGGGATAAGTTTCTGCCAAGCGGAGGCGCTGACATTTTCCGCTTCGTCGGTCCAGTTCCCTAAAATTCGAGATTTTGACTTTATGCTGTCCAGATTGAACCGCAAGCCAGCAAAGACAAATTCAACCCGGCGGTTTTTTGTTCTTATAAATCTATCGCCTATCTCAAAATAGACATCAAGCCAAGGGGCTGACTTAATCGCTGTTTTGACTTCCGAAAATGAACTATCGGCCAAACTGTTGAGGTGTTCACGCGAACATAGCCACACGCCTTCCCGCCCTTCCTCCGACAGCTGGTAGACTTTAATCGCCGCCATTAAAGCAAGTGAACGAGTTTTCGCGCTTCCCCGCCCGCCCTTGAAAATCCGGTGCCGGGCGGGTTGCGAAAAATTGTCTATAATTTTTATCGGCAGATGGATTTCAGTTTCCAAATTTTCTATTGCTTTTGCCCTTTTTGCACAAAAACTCGTTCCCCGTCTGAATGGATTGTGTCGCCGTAATCAACTCTTATCGCCGCCTCAGCATCGATTCCATATTTCCTTAAAATGATATCGGTTTTTTGCTGAAATTCATTAACCTGGGCAAAATTGGTTTCTTTGGTGATTTTCAAACTATACATTTTTTCTTCCTTTTTTTTGCGCTCAATCATCAACCTTCTCCAGATCCATCGCCATAGCCAAAGCCTTCGCCTTCTCCAGAGCCAGAGCCAGATCCATCGCCATAGCCATCGCCATAGCCTTCGCCTTCTCCAGAGCCATCGCCATAGCCAGATCCATCGCCAAAGCCATCGCCAGCGCCATAGCCAGCGCCATAGCCAGAGCCAAGGCCTTCTCCAAACCCAAAGCCATAGCCAAAGCCAGAGCCATGGCCAACGCCAGAGCCATCGCCATAGCCAACGCCAGAGCCATAGCCATAGCCGAATGTTTCTAGCTCAATCATCAACCTTCTCCAGAGCCAAAGCCATAGCCAGAGCCATAGCCAGAGCCATAACCAAAGCCAGAGCCAGAGCCAAAGCCATCGCCAACGCCATAACCATCGCCAAAGCCATAGCCAGAGCCAACGCCAGAGCCATCGCCAAAGACATCGCCAGAGCCAACGCCAGAGCCATGACCATAGCCAACGCCAGAGCCAGAGCCATAGCCGAATGTTTCTAGCTCAATCATCAACCTTCTCCAGAGACAGAGCCAGCGCCTTCTCCAAACCCAAAGCCATAGCCAACGCCAGAGCCATGGCCAAAGCCAGAGCCATCGCCATCGCCAACGCCAGAGCCATAGCCAGAGCCAAGGCCTTCTCCAAACCCAAAGCCATAGCCAACGCCAGAGCCATGGCCATAGCCATCGCCATAGCCAAAGCCATGGCCATGGCCAGCGCCATAGCCATAGCCGAATGTTTCTAGCTCAATCATTACGAGCGACGCTTTTTTTGCTCTTCAGGCTGTCAATAGCATCTTTGCGGCATAATGTGACTGAGTAGTCTTCCACGATTAACTTTCTG